TCTGTATTTAGCAGCATCTGTGTTTGCTGGGATAGCATAAGTAGCTGATAGTTTTACAAAACCTGTAGTTAGGTTATGACTACCAGATGTTCCATGTAGTGTTGTTCCCCCAGAGTCCCTTAAGGTCAAGGTAACTGCTCCTGAAGCGGAAGCTCCACGAACTTCTAATTGAACTGATATATATTGTGTGTTTACACTTCTAGATACTAACTCTGATTCCCAATAGAACCCTTCACCAGCAGCAGAATTATCTGGGTTTATTAGTAAGGAGGCACTACCTTCGGCAGCTTGTGCAGTACTTCTAGACCTAGCTGAACCAGTTGCTACAAATTCATCAACTGTACTTCCTTCTACGCCCGGATTCAAAACTAAGTTTGTTGCGATTTCCCCACCATTTACTACTATTGAATATACATCTTCAGCAGTTGTACTAGCCGCATTTGATATTGCTACATATCTATTAGCAGGATGGACTGACTGTCTGGTCGAACTATCTACATCCCATCCTCTATAATCTGTGTGTCTTTCGTTAGCCATTTATATTTTCTCCTATTTATTGAAATTTATGATAGCCACAAAGCTACCCATAACAGCTGTTGTATGTACAACCAGCACTCCTAATGCTACAAGAATACTTTTCATTCCGTACATTTTGCTCCGCCATTGAGAGATATCATCGACTTTAGTTTCAACTTTCTCTATGTTGTCAGAAAGTTTTTCGGTTAGGGCGGTTTGACTTGAAATATAAGAATCTAATCGTTCCATATAAACAGCTAAATTCACTTGTGTGTCCTTATCGGCCACTTGTCAGTCCTCACAAAATACACTAGTTTTTATAAATAAGCAGGGGGACCGAAGTCCCCCCGCAAGTATTGAACTAAACTTAAGAGTTTAGGTCAGCAATTTTTGCTTGTGTCCAAATGTTCTTACATCGCATCTCACCCATAGTGTAGAGTAATCCTCTAACAACTAGTGCGTTTGCTGCAAAGTAATCTCTGTTCTCTACATATTGCGTTGGTTGTGCAATCGCAATTTCTAGATAGTCAGTATCCAAAACGTAAACGTTTGAACCTAGAACTGCATCAGCGGATGATACAGATTTAGCAACGTCAGCATCTGGGATAATTGGGATACCTTGGTATGTAGCAAGTACTAGTCCAGTTCTTGTACCCGGGAAAGTTCTTTCAGAACCTACACCAACTTGGTACTCTTCCTGTCCTAAGTATCTTTGGTTTGAGTTAAGCAATCTTTCTAAGTTGAAGTATTGGTCGTGTCCCAAAAGGATTAGTTTTGGTTCTCCACCATTCTCTCTTATTTTTTGAATTGCAGTGTCTAATAAGTTTAGACTTAGTGCTCTTCCTGTTCCTGAGTTATAAGAAACAGAAGCACCAGCATTCCATGCACCTGATGTTCTACCACCTAGTGTCAAGTCATATGCTCTTACTCTTGATGATTGTCCACCAACAGCAGCTGCATCTTCAGCAACAATGTCATCAATAGATGTCATACCTGCTCTTGAATGAATGAAAGCTACGTCAGAGTCAGCGAATGTTGTACCAGTAGCAACTGTTACAGCACCTGATGAGGTGTTTACTGCGGAAACAACTGAACCTGAAGTTCTGTCGAATCCTGTTGCTGAGTTGTCATACTGTCCAACTGCGTCACCAATTTTGAAGTTCTTAGCAATAGATGCTGGAACTGTGAATGAAGTTGTTGAACCGGCTGAAGCTAAGTAAGCTGAACCTGCATTCAATTCTTCGTTTATTTCTTTTATGTGGTCTAACTGAGCATTTTCATTTTCCAATGCTAGAACATCACCAACACCACCTTCTAGCTGTGCAGTGAACACTGATTTCACTGAAGCACCGAATGTAGTTGAAACAATTCTAGGTAAACTAGATACTGATTCAATGTTGGAGATATCAACTGTTGGGATAGAACCTGTTTCAGTTACTGGTCTTGAACGGCCAGAACCTCTATCAGTTCTTACCCTCCAACCAGCAGTATTTCCCCAGACCACTCTAGGGATAGCGTTGAAGAATCTAGTTTGGTTGTTTAGTGCTTGCCAAACTTTTCTTCCGTATGTAGTGTTGAATACACCTGTTGCAGAGTCAACTGTAAAGTAGGATTGTTTCTGTAAGTATTCAGGTCCGAATACAGACTGATACAGTCCTCGTTGAGACTGAGCAAGATATTCACTTAAACTTGGATTTGCCATGTTTTTAAATCTCCTGTAGTTTGTTTATTATTAACCTTCTAATAGTTCCCTAGGAACACCATCGGTGTTACCAGTTTCTATTTGATGTTGCATTCTTCTTAATTCTGAGTAAGAAAGTTCTGCAAGTTGAGCCGGGGTGTCCGTAGCAGCAGATTTTTGTATTGGGGAAATTCCGTCAACACCTAATCCGTTAACTACTTTTGGAGCTTGTAGTCCAGTCTCTTCCCTGAATCCCATTTTTCTGAGTCTAGCTTCAGATTCATTTTGAACTGCCTTTGAAATGTTAGCTTCTGTTTCTGCTATCTGTTTTCTCAAAGTATCTAGTTCTTTCTTCATAGCTTTCATGTCGTCAGAATCATCGTCATCATCATCCATCCCCTTCTCTTCTACAGGTTCGTCGGCTGCATCGTCGTCGTCGTCCTTGTACATTCCCTTCTCTTCTTTGTCCTCATCTTCGTGAGCACCTTTTTCCATCTCTTTGTCTTTATCATCGCCGTGATATGCGGCTTGAATTGTATTTTGCTGTTCCTCGATTTTTGCATCTATTCCTGCATCACTTTCGGAGTCGTCAGCACTTTGTGGTGTACCGCCAGTTGCGTCAGCTTTTCTTTCGTCACCAGAAGCATCTGAGCCAGCATAGCTGTCTCCTTCTGTAGCTTTAAGAACTGCTCTCACTTCTTCAGCGATAGACTTCACAAGTTCAGCTTTTGCAAGTGCTTCAGCTTTTTCAATCTCTTCTTCCTCTTTGTCAGCTTCTTCTTTAGCCAATCTTCCGTCCATTTTTTGTAGGACCTCGGCTACAGCTGCTAGAGCGAGATTTGTGCCTTCCATTTGCTTTTCAAGCCTCTCGTTTACATCTGCCATAGTTTAAAACCTCCTATGAATTAAATTTGTTCTTCTTATCAAACATAAAAGGTTGGTCTTAGCCATCCGACCCTTTAAATTATGGAAAGAAATATAACGTTATATTTAACGCTATTTTATTATACTGATGAAATCGAAAAATCCTACTCAATTATATTATATATTATATAACTATTCGGAATCTGAAAGGCCATTAGCCTCTAATTGAATCATTTCGTTACGAAAATCGTACAAAGGAACTTGTAAAAGCTTCTTAAGTTTGTCACATTGATTACCTTCAGGTAGCGATGCTTCTACTAAATCTAATACTTTTCCTACCATTTTAGAATGTCGAGCTATAATAAACTCTTGTGTTGGTGTTACTTTACTTATATCCATTTTTCTCCTCCTATTCTTTTATTTCAATTGCTTTAGGAATATCCTGTCGTGCTTGTGTTGGTAATTGTCTATATACTTTGTCCCAAGCTTTCTGTAAAAAATTCCGCCTTATTCTAGATTCCGCCATACGTAATCCAAAGTTGTTTTTGGCACTAGCTGTGTACCAATCCCCATCCTTGCTTTGTACAGGCTTATATCCTACTCTGTAATATTTAGTATGAGCTCTAACCGGAACCATGCCTGATGCAGTTTGACGAGTATGTTTTCTAGTATCAGCCGCATAGCCATAAGGTGTCCCCGTATTAGGACTTATACCACGAGTACGAAAAACAGATTCACCCTCATATTTTTCTGGTAAGAATATTGTATCAAAGGTTTTGTCAAATTCTAATGTAAAACCCTCGGAAGAAGTTTCAATAATTATAGCGTCTGCTAATTTTTGACGGCTATCACTAGGTAAAAGTTTTTCAGCTTCTTTAATTACTTCTTCTGCTAATTCTTGAAAAAGCAGTTTAGACAGTTCTCGTGTCACACTATCTTGACGAATATTTCGTTGTGGTTTCCTAGGCATAACCTATTATACTAGACTATGCTGATAAGTCTCTCCAAGTATCAGGGATTTTATCTATGAATTTTCTCTTACTAGAATCATAGCGATTTAAATAAATAATGTCTTTACCAATATAACCATAACGTGGATGCCAATAAGTAACTAATTGTTTAGGCTTAGTAGCTGCTTGTAGTCTTTGTAAGGCAAACTCATCAGGTCCCTTCATGGTTCCACATATATGTAGTTCACCGGTACCTATATCTAATTCATCAATTCTGTGAAAATGTCCAATCATTACACTGTCAAACTCTTGTTCTACAGCTTCATCAAGTGCCCCTTCTATCTCACGCTGTAAGGATTTTCTAAATTGAAAAACACTTCGTAATTTAGTTATCGAATTTAATATAGCACCACTACTACCTGCCCCGGAAATGCAATCTCCGTGTGTAATAAGAACTACTTTATCATGAACTTTAAATGTAGTAATAAAACTTTTAGGGATTTTAAACTCTATGTTTTCTTGGTTTGCACAAAAAGATGCCATCCATTGATACAACATATAGTCCCAATCCATATACTTATCTTTCATAGGAGGCTTCCTAGTCATACGACCATGATTACCAACTACACAAGGAACTGTAATCTTTGTATAGTGCGGGGCCAAATACATCAATGCTTGAGCTATAATGCTTGCTCCTCTAATCATTTGCTCCATACAGTTAGCCATATTAGACCTAGCTAACTCTTCATGTATGTCACCACTAATCATGTCACCTAACATAGGTACTATTAGCTCATCTACAGGAGCTATTTGTCTTCTATAAGATGTATGCTTTAGTATTTGGTTAGCCCAACCATACATACGTTTATTAAATATTTCAAAGTTATATTCGTTCAGGCCACGCATTTGGTCTTTAAACACATGTTCCCCTATGTGAGTATCAGATAAAGGAGTAACCATAATTTGTTTTTGGTGACCGAATGGTGTTTTATCAGAGTTGTTTAAATATTTTAGAGGGACTGCTGGGAATCCTTTAGTATATCCTTGGATAGTTTCAATAATGACTTCTTTTTTTATAGTGTCTTTTAGAAGTCCGGTATAAAGTTTCTTGTAATAATCCGCTTCCCCTTTATAGGTTGCAAGCTTCTTATCTAGTTTGATTCGATTTTCAGTACCCTCTTCGTTTACTAAGAGTTCGTCTTCCGGTTCCCAATGATTTTTGTCGAACCACTTTTGAAGTGTTGTCCGATGAACCTGAACTCCGTATTCCTGCTCCAGCCACTCTGCTATCTTCGTCCATGTGGCTCCAAGATTTCTTCTTTTTATTATCTCGGATTTTGCCTGCTCTGGAATCGTACTCAAACTGAACCTCCGTCACTAATATCTTTGCACAAATTATGCACTGTAAATCCTTATCTTCGTTTATGTACATTAAACCCTTACATTTAGGGCATAGTACTACACTATCATGTTTCGAACTGTTTTGCAAATTACTCTCCTAAGAGCTTTTTGTATAGGTCCTTACCTACAACTTTCTCAAAGGGCAATTCTTCGGTCTCCTCATCTAGTTCCTCAACAACTCCGCTTTCTTTATCTTTCCGCCCGCCAGACACTAAAGCACCTCTTTCAGAACCAGAGCCATATTGAAGTTGAACATTCAAGCCTGCTGGAGCTGTTTGACTAGCGTCTCCCTTTTCATCAGGTTTGTTGTCTTTTAAATCTTCATCATCATCTAAATTACGAATCTTTTGTTCCATATCTTTTTGTTCAATAGCCGCATTTTTATCTGGCTTTGCGTCAAACTCAACAGGGTTTTTATCCTCTTCGTTTTTTGCAAATGCTGTTTGGGGGTTTATATCCTCACTGCTACTTTGTTGTCTAAACTTAACGTCACCTTTTTGTAACTCCTCCGCAACCCAATGAACTAGGTCTAAAGTAAAATCTGTACTCTTTTTTACCATTTTTCTTTCTGGAGAAAATTCATTTATAAAATCAGCTAACCTATGAATACCTGTTCGCTTCTTTTTCTTTCTTTTCTTTCTTTGAGTTCTGTTTAGTTTCCTTCCACTACCGCCACCATATGTTGGGGTAAAGAAGCCAGAGTCAGTAGAAACAGCTACGGTACCACCAAAACCTCCTGTAGCACCCCCTCCGCCATTTCCACCACCGTTTCCGCCACCGCCATTTTCTTTTTGGATTTTCTTATTTTTAGTATCCAATGAGCCTCTAGGGTTTGTAATCCAAGCTTTTTCTAGCTCCGGATGAAATCGGAATGAAACTGTTTTTGCATCTTTAGCAACGGACTTACCGTCTATTAGAATTTCTATAGGATATACTTCCGGTTTGTCTAACCAATATGCCACTTCGTAACCACCATCTTTTAGTAGTTTTACTAATAGCCCTCGGTCATAGTCACCATCAGCTTTTAGGATTTTTTGTTCACCTACAGGTAAATTTAAGTCGACTTTATATACGTCTTGAATTTCAGAATGATTGTGTTCTTCTTTTTGAATCTTACTCATCGTCTATATTTATATCAGTTGGTTCCGTAGCGGTTTTTGTTTTACCTTTAGTTCCTCTGGGTGTAAATTTTGCAGGGTCTGGAAATATAGCTTTCTCTACGGTTGTTACACCATTAGTTCCTAAATTAGCCACATACTCTACATTGTTCTCAGAGAACCACATTTTTGTTAGGTCTGCATTTAGTTCTTTTATCACTGGACTACCAAAGCCTTTATCAGCTAATGATTCAACCCAAGATTTAGATAGGGTTAGCTCATTCTTTTTTGCCCTAGCTTCAGCATATTCGTCAATATCTCTTTCTTCATCTGGTGATTTGTCACTCCAATCTGGTGTGACTCCACCCATTCTACCTTTAAATTTGCGTTGAGATGGAGGCTTGTACGCCTTAAGCATAGCTTGGATAGGTTCACCTTCTTCACCTTCCGGAGTTTCTTCACCTTCTGGAGCTTCCTCACCTTCTGCCAGCACTTCTTGTTGTTGTGCCTCTATTGCTTGTTGTTGCTGCATTTGTTGTTCTTGCATCGCCATTTGCTGTTGCTGTTGTTCCAGTTGCATTGCAGCTTGTTCAGCCTGCATTTTAGCAGTAGGAACAGGGTCACCACTAACAATAAACTCAGCATCAAAAAGTTCAACGTCTTGTTCTTTTAGCTTTATATCAAACCCTAATTGAGCAAATTGATTTACTATTTGTATCTTCTGTTGTGCATGAGCCAATCTAGTGTTTTCAGCTTTTTCTTCAGGTTGCGGCAAAACTATTTCATAGTCTGTAACACCAAAAGCATCTAGTAATTGGGGGAATACCTTCTCATGAAATAATCTTTGGTCACTTTCAACAACACGACTCATAACAACTAATTGTTGAGTTTGTTGCGATAGGCCTCCAAATGCATCCGGTGCACCCTGCCACGCTGGAGTTACACCCCACATAGCTGCTACACGTTCTCTAATTTCATCTCTAATAGGCAAATATTCCATCTCGTTTAGACTGTGGAATAATCTTACAAGGTCTACTCTACCTCTTTGGTTTCTAGCAGATACTGCTACCATAGGTATATAGTTAGGGTCCATTCTAGTTTGAGCAGCAATGTGCTCTCTTTCTCTACGCAATGACTCTGGGTCATCAGTAGTTACCATTAACATACTTGCAGGCATCTTTCTTTCAAAGAAATATCTATATAGGTTTTTATCCATACCCACCAAGGTCAAGGCTTTTTCAAAAATAGTAAGTATTGGTGACCACCCATATGTTTCGGATGGGGAATACTTAGATAAGTGAATTATTTCATCATCAGAGAAATACATATGAGCACTTCTGTGATAGTACTTATACATCGCAGGTACTAACTTTACATTACAATCATCTGTTACACAAGTACCAGCAGAGTCTTGAATAACTTCTCTATGAATTGGGCATATAAAATGTGAGTTTTTTGGTAATCCTGCTTGGTCTAAGTCAAATTCAACTAATGCTGGATTTAGTCTTCTTAGTTCTTGTAGTCTGGAAGACACACTACCATCTCCATTATCTTTATATTCTTTAGCTAAATATAAAAAACCATCGTCTAGTGTGTTTACATCAAAATGAAATTGCCTCAAAACCTCTTCCATGCTTTGGTCAAACACGTTTGAATCTTGTAGCCATTTATGTATTCTTTTTTTCTGTTCGGGGTCCGGGTCTTTTACTTTAGGTACTATTGTTATACCTCTTCTAAAAACCTCTCCAGTAATGTGCGAAACTGGTCCCCTAATTTCTTCTACAGACATTGCAACAGTCTGTAAATCTTGTATTAATTGTTGGCGATATGCCATTTGATGTCTGACCCATGTGTTTACAACTTGGTCAAGACCTACAGTTGGAGCCTTTCCGGTATCTCCTGTAGCTTTCATAACATCTAACAAACTGATTTGTTTATTCAAGTCCGCCATTTGCTGCTGCATTTGAGGAACTTGTGGTAGATATTCAGATAATTTCATTATTAATCCCTGCTTAGTTTAGTCATATCCTGCATGGATACCAATTTTATTATATTGTCCATAGCTTTTTCTTTTAATTCAAACTCTTCCGAATGAGAAGCTGCTCTTTCAACAACACGTTTTTCTTTCGTTGTGTTATCCAGCTCTTCTTCTAGTTCTTTAATCTTTTTATCTTTTAGCTCTAGCTCATATTCTAATTCAGTTGTATCAACATCTGAAGCAAAGGTAGCATTTTCTAAAACACCTTGGCTAGCCGCTTCCTTAATTAAAGCTAAAAACTCTCCTTCAGATAAAACTTTGACAGCAACACTATCGTCTGAAATATCATCTTCAGCATTCATCATCTTTAAATCTGCATGCCAAGTATCTAATATTCTCCAAGTATTCTTGTCGTCTTTAGCTGCTACATACTGTTGGCCTGAATCGGAAAGCATGTTTCCTATTACCATATTTCTCTCCTAAAACTTTTCTATCTTTATATTATACTATATTTTTCGTATTTACCTACGCTATCTTGCAAGCACTCCACCCACAGGACTTACAGGTCTCACAACCAGACTCAAAAATTACATTTGGATTACCACAACAATCGTACTCTGCCTTATGATTAACAACCTCATTTATTGCATTTTGTTCTATGTCAAACCCATCAAGTTGGAGTTGCTCTGATTTTTCAGCATTACCTTTTACCAAAACTTCTTTTTCTCTACTGCCAGCTCGATATACTGTAATACCCTTACATCCTTCTTCCCAAGCAAGAATATAAGCTTTCTCTACATCTTCACGAGTAGCTGAGTTTGCAAAGTTTATTGTTTTTGATATTCCAGAATCACAACCTTTTTGAAAAGCTGCTTGCATTAGAACATGATTCTCAGGTGAAATCTCAGGAGCAGTCGCATATACTTCTTTAGCCCAGTCGGGAACTTGAGGTACTGATTCTAATGAACCCCCTTCAGCTAAGTAATCCATTAAGTCTTCTGAATAAAAATCGTATTTTTTAGCATCAGCCTCAAAATATTTATTTATATAATTCAAAGTTTTACCATCTAATATATTTTGTTTTTTCCAAGCTAAAGCAAAGGTAGGTTCTATTCCACTAGATGTATCAGCTATCATAGAAATTGTGCCTGTTGGAGCAACTGTAAGCCTACAATGATTCCTGTACGCTTCTGTTTCTCTATCATAATTACTACTGTCCCATGCAGGAAAGGTTCCTCTTAGGTCAGCAAGTTCAATAGATTTTTTATCAGCCCATGTCCTAATCTTAGACATTATAGTCATGCCAATTTCTTTAGCTAAATCAGATGAATAAGGTACTTGCATTTGAATAAGTAAGTCTGCAAATCCCATAATTCCTAATCCAATTTTTCTTGTTGCTTTAGTCATTTGTTCAATTTCTGGAGTAGCATATTTATTAGCGTCTATTACATTATCTAAAAAGTGTACCGATGTTCTAGTAACATGTTTTAGTCTAGCCCAATCTATCTTTTCTTCCCACCCATTACTAGAGTCTTCTGAAGCTGTATAAAACTTAGCTAGGTTTATTGAACCTAGATTACAAGATTCGTTACCTAATAATGGTTGTTCTCCACACGGGTTAGTAGCAATCATATCACCATATTGTTCAGAAACATGATTGTCTTTGTTTACTTGGTCTAAGAATATCATTCCGGGTTCACCATTTTTCCATGCCCCATCAACAATTTTGTTGAATACGTCACGAGCATTTAGGCTTCCGTCAATAGAATTATCTTTTGGGTTTATCAAATTATATTCCATGTTGTTTACAACGGCTTCCATAAAGTTAGAGTCCACACCCACAGAAATATTAAAGTTGTGGATTTCTCCTTCAGTTGACTTACAGGTTATAAAATCTAAAATATCGGGGTGGTATATAGACATAACTGCCATGTTTGCTCCATCTCTTTTACCTCCTTGGGTAATCATTGATGATACTCTTGATAATGTTTTTAGCACTTCAATTGGACCACAAGCAATTCCATGGGTTGATTTAATCTTGTCACCCCTCGGTCTAAGCTTAGATAAGGCAAACCCAGTCCCCCCACCAAACTTTTGAACCATTGCTGCATCATGTGATGCTTTCATAATACCCTCCATGCTGTCCTCTAAAGGCAAAACAAAACATGCGGATAAAGTTCCTTGTTCTGTTCCGGCATTCATAAGTGTTGGAGAGTTCGGCACAAACTCTAAGTTCTTCATTATCATAAAAAAATCTTGTTCTGTTAAGGATGCTTCGACTGGTAAAGATAAATAATCTGTATCAATTAGTGCAATAGCTTTTGCTACACGTCTAAATAATTCAGTAGGAGATTCAATAATTTCTGAGTTGGTATCCTTTAAAAGATATCTGTGTTCCAATATAACACTTGCTTGGTCTGATAATTTTACTTGGTCTGTTATTTCGTTTCGATTTATTTCTGTCGTCATGGAACTGAGGTCCTCCTGTATTTTTATTTTTTTATCTATTACTTTCTGTGTCCACAATAAAGGCATAGTCCTCTTTCTGGAACCCAAAAAGAAGCACTACATACCATTTCCTTACACTGAGGATTGGGTGCGGAGGAAGCTATCTCAGATGGATTTACTGGCTCCATCTGTAAAGGATTTAAAGAAGACAACTTTTTCTGTTGGTCCTCTGAAAGTCCTTTCATCTCATCCTGCATCATCTTTCGACTCTCAGGTGTTTCCCCCGGACTAATAGCGTTGAACCAATCCGTAGCACTGCCTAAGTCTACAAACTTATAAGCCGTGTCATGGGCTGCCTGTAAAGCCATTGCAATCGAGAAAAAAGCATCCCCATGTCCCATTGGAGTATCGGGTGCCTTCAAGTCATTACTTACAGACAGGATGTGTTGCTTCTGTCGCTCATCCTTTATTAGTTTTAATATACCAGCATGGACAAACTTTTCGAAGACTCCAGCCATAGTATTTTTACTTTTTCTTGTGAAATTCATTGGTCGCCACCTAGCGTCTAATCCTCGGTCTTCAAGCTCCCCTCGAGTGTTATCAATATAACCCCCATCTAAATCAAAGTTATCAGCTACTTCATTTAAAAATTCAATTTGGTCGGAGTAACTCCACCCGTCTAGAAAAGACGAATGTATTTGTTGTAACTCCTCACCCCGTTTCCTGAATAAAACTAAATGAGATGGGTGTTTTTTCTTACCCACATCAAATCCACCAAAAATTTGGTCTCCGGTTTCCCAACCAGTGAACTTTTTAGTAGATGGGTATGACCTCAATGAGTCGTCTTCGCACTTAGTAATATCCTCTTCGTTGAAATAAGCCTCTGTAGCAAAATGAGGAATCAACATAAACTCTGAAGCAAATGATTTAGGTCTAGCTTTTTGTTGGGCTAACAAGTATTTCTCACTCATTATTTCTGGGGCTAATACTCTTCTCCCCGGCACCGGGTCTAGTGCGGGTAACACTCTAGCTTTGAATCGTTCATCATCTTGTAACTTAGCTAGTATGTCGTTTGGCATCATAGGTGTACCCACTACAATAACAGGAGCTTCTTTCAATGGTATGAACATGGATTCTGTCATAAAGTGGTCTTCTACTTTAGTTATTTGCCCTATATTTAAAGGGTTCTCTGGGTCTCTTAATACGTCATCAGCAACTAGGGCACCATTGACGTGCATACCTCTTTTAAAAGAAAACAACCCACCATGCATAATTTCCATAGGTTTATTGTTCTTATAAAATCTAGCCGAGAAATCAGCCTTTGGATTACGATTTACAAGTAATTCTGGGATAATAGGATTTCTAGCAATTGTTTTATTTATCTCTGCAATATGATATTTAGCCATACCGTCACTATAAGATAGATAAAGTATAGACATATCTCTAGGGGCTTTCAATAATCTCCAAACGCTAAAAGCATGTCCTAATATAGTGGATTTAAAATGTCCTCTGGGAAGAACTCCTACATAGTTTAGACCTGTTTCTAAACATTCCTCAATATCTTCGGCAAGTAAACTTACATGCCACGCTTTAAAATACTCTGGATTATCATATGAGTGTGCCCAAATATTTTCTATAAACTCTCTAAAGGAACCAACTTCATACCTTTTTTGCTCAAGTAATCCATCGGATAGCATATTAAAGGCGTTCTCAACGCTTACCACATCTTTAGCCATATTTATATATCTCTATGTTTTTGTTCAATAGTTTTTAATTTCACACCAATTTTTTGTAAAATATCTTGGTCTGTAATCTCTTCAATTAAAACTGTCATAATATCTTGTACAAATTCCATATTTATCATACCTTGAAGAACTTCTCTTTGTCCTTTTATACCTATATCTGCAGCCCTAGCAGCATCTAAAGGTCGGTCAAAAGTTAGTCCTTTGATTTCTCTACCCGCCTTATTGGCAAGTTCGGTATAAGTATCCAATTGTTCAGATTGAAGTCTAGCGAACCTTTGGCCCTCAGACTCAGCTAAGTCTCTCTGAGTATCTGCAATAGCAACTGCTTTCTGTTCTCCCCATTTATCCTTCTTAGCCCACATATAAATTGTAGGTGGAGCAACTGCGTGGTCATCCGTGGAGACTTCTTCAGCAATTTGTTTAGCTGTTTTGTCCCCCTGTAGGAATAATTCCATCGCCTTTAGTTTTATATTATCTGGTATTTGTTTTGGCATAATTATTAGTCTTTGAATTGGTCATATATACTGTTAGAATCATTCATTCCATATCCTGCAGTAGAAACATGTTGGGAATCAATGTTACCCCCTAATGGGCTTCCATCTGAGTTTAAGAATTGAGAGAAGTCCCAATATCCTGTTTTATCTGTGTGTGCTGTATAACAACTAGGAACTTTTATTTTAGCTCCATGAGGCATCTTCATTTCTGTATATTGCATTCCTATCTCACCTCTAGTGCATATTCCTGCCCAAATGTGTTCTTGTTCTACAATTGGGGTATACCCTACCTTTTTTAGTAAGGTTCCTGTAGTTGTTTGTAAGTTTTTTACTTGTTGATTACTGCCACATTTAGCAAATTTACACCATACAACAGTACCATATTTCTTTTTTACATCTTCAAGTGTCGGTAAATTTTTCGGAAACTTATCTTTATACTCTCTTTTTATCTCTTCCTTTTTACCGGGAAAAGCCATTTGAAAGCCTCTTACTACTTTTTGTAGTCCTCCTGCAATACTCATACTAGAACCTCCTTTTGTTCCATAACGCTATGCAAGCAGCATCAGCGTAGTCTTGTTCGGGGAATTTATCTCCCCACTTTTCTTCAGCGAATCTTTTAATTTCGTCTTTTTTCACATTTCCTTTTCCAACAACATCTTTTTTCCATGTGTTATTATCCACACGCACTGTTGGAATACCTTGTAACACTAAGATTGCCCATACTGCACCAACAACGCTAGCTAAGGTGCCTACGACACTTCTGTTTTGAGCAAATATTGATGCTTCTATTGTTGCAAAGTCTATATTATTTATTGTACTGATTTCCTTGGAAAAATTAGATATCAACTCAGGGAATCTTTCTTCAAATGATTTCTTGGTATCACAGTCCCATTTGTACAAACAAACCAATTCTTCCTCTGGGTTAACCACTGCCCCATGAATTGCTTTACTAGATGTGTCTAAACCTAAATACATCATAAGCGTTCACCATTTGTTCGCAAGGTAACTATTCTACTAACTGTATTATAAGCAGTTGTGTAAGTATTTAGCAATCCTTGTGTCTTTTTTAGAGTAGCTTCTTGTTCAATTAGGTCTTTTTTCAACTCTCTTAGAGTCTCGTAACTATCCATAACTTCGCCTTTTAACTCATCTTTAGTTGGTTTCTTCCGGTCCGTTTCTTCATATTGTTTTACAACTCTGAACAAAGCGGTGCTATAACCCTCATTAAAAGCAGCTTGGAGAGCCCCAACCTTAGATTCAATGTCTGCTATTTTTGTTTCTAAATAAGCTTTGTAACCACCGTACATAGCTAAAAAATCAGCTAATATTTTATTATCATAAGTGTTTAATTTAGAAAACTCTAAGGTATCATTATCTTCTAAGTTAACAACTAGTGGTGGTAACCCTAAAGAATCAACTTCTTTTTGAGCTTTACCCAATGCTTTCATTGGACTCCATTTAGTTTCTCGTTCTTCCATATTAATATCCCTCAACTTTACGACAATTACACCAAGTAGCTCCTGAACATTTTTCAGGTGGTATTAGCATTTCTTGTATATTAAAACATCTCTTAAGTATTTCATCCCACTGTACAAGGTCTTTTTCTACCAGAAAGCTTTTTATCTTCTGGTCATTCTTATTTTCATACAAAACTGTACCCATGTCGTAATTGCCCATATTTAAATACATTTGAATTTGTACTTGATGTTCAGGTTTAGGTTTCTTTAGCTTCGTAAAGCCCGCAGTGTTTATAGATTTGAGCTCAATTGGAAGTGTTCCATAATTATAATGCTTGATTAAAAAGTCAATTCTACCTGAAATTGGCGGTATGTCTTGTTTTACTGAAACTTCTCTATCTATCAATAGGTTCAAATCAGTAAGCCATTGACCTACTCTATCTTCTAAGTAGTTTCCATTCTGAAAAATTCTTTGTAGGTTTGCTGGTAATGGTTGGTCTACCATTTTACCATGGTAACATAACCAAACGTATCTATCACAAGCATTACTTATAACTGATGGATGAAAGACTCCCGGTCTAGGAGCAGACATAGTACCTCTTAAATAGTCATCAATTATTTCATTTAGCCACAAATCTTTAGGTGCGGTAGGATTTTTTCGTTCTACTGGCTTAATTTGTTTAATTCCAGCCATAATTCTTCCTTTATATCTTTTTTAGTAATTCCTTTTATATGGATAACATCTTCTATTTCATGATACTGTTTTAAATCAATATCTCTTTTCGCATCCCGTTTAGCAAAGTGACCATATACCCCATCTGCTTCTACTACCCTTTTTATCTCAGACACATAAAAATCTACTGTGTATGGAGGAAAACTAGTTTGTTGTGAGTATCTCATACCAAACTCGTCTAAACATTCGGCAATAATGTTTTCTTGTTTAGTATATTCTTTAGGTGGTAAGTTCATTTTGCAATTCTTCAAGTAATGTGGGAGCCTCTAAAAACAGTGACTTCAACCCATTTAGTCCTTGCACCTTTGTTCCTTGATATGTATACCAAGCTCCAGCTTGTTCAATAACACCAGCTGCAACTCCGTCACGCATAAAGGTTTCAATAATATCTATACCCCCATCTGCTTTAAAGGGAACTACAGCAGCTTTCCAATTTTCACCACCTATTTTAGATTTATGCATTCTTACCTGCATATCAAACCCAACTGTCTCTTCTGTCCCATTTATTTTTTCTTTTATCCACCCATCTCTTCGAACTTCTAACATAGCATGAGCAAAGAAAGTTTGTCCTTGACCACCCGGCCAAGTGTTTGTAGGGCGGATTCCACCAATACTTTGTCTCATCTGGTTAATAGCAATAAATGCTGAACCATTTTTCAAATAAGGAAACAGTTTAGGAAAAGAACTGTTTACAAATCTACCTTGCCATGCCATCGGAGAGTGAGCAAAATTACCTTTTTCAATCTCTTCGGTCATTGCTGAAGGTATAAGTCCTGCGATACTATCAAGTACAACTATATCTATACCTGCCGCTAGTCCTTCTCTAACATGTCCCATAGCTTCTTCACCTGTAGATGGTTGAGCAACTAGTATCTTAGATTGGTCTACCCCACATTTACTCATCCAATCCTTATCATATGACATTTCAGTGTCTACCCACATTGCTGTTCCGCCATCTTGTTGTGTTCTAGAAACAGCTAAAGAAGAAAGATAAGATTTTCCCACATTGGGAGGACCATAAATTAAAGTAAATCTGTTCTTAGGTATCCCACCACCTAGTAGCTTATCTAGTTGAGGTAAGCCAAAGGTTATTCTTTCAACTGAATCGGTGTCCTCACCGAGAGAAAGGTTTAACCCTTTCGTCTTTAATAGTTTTTCTATTGCACTATTTGCATCTTTATCCATTATTCTGTCTCCTACGTATTGATTCTGCCCATGAAAAGTAAGTAGCGGCTAATTCAATCAGTTCAATAAACAATTTTGTATCACTCTGTTTAAATATTTCTTTTACTACGTCACCGTTTTTATCAGTTGTTATAAGATTCCACCAAGAATCATCATGGTTCTGTTCACCATATATTTTAGTCTGTCTTTCTTTTTCAGCTAATATTGCTTCTAATACACCCAGACCAACTAAATCTTTTTTATTTAGACTCATCTAGCATGCTCTCAATCTGTGTGTCTACTTTACCTTTTATAAATTCCCACACAACATCAGCTACTTTTTTAGATTCTTCTAACTGTGGTTCTATAGGAAGTTCGGTATCTATTTGGTCAACTGTCAAGTCAACTCTACCATATTGGTTTTGTTCTAATGGACCCACTCTAAATGTAAATCCTAAATGTGCACTAACTTTTGGCATTATTCGCCTCCTTCTAATTTGTGTTTATTATTGTTATAATATTTTTCTAATCTTTCTGGTAGTGGCGTTATATAACCATCTTTTATAAAATTTAATACATCTTTAAGAATATATACAACCTCTTTATCTACGTAACATATTTCAATATCTCTAGGTGATTCATTATATTTAAGTAGTTTCACTAATGCAGCCCACTTTATATATTTACCTGCAATTTTATAATGTTGACCACAAGCTCCTTTACACCAAAACTCTCCGTTTTTCTTTTTTAGACACCAACCCTCACCTTTTAAAAAATGTTTATTTTCTTCAGCAAGAACCATGCCATATAATTGAAAAAAGAATAATTGATGTTTTTGTTTATACTGTGGAAAGGATTCACTAAATTTTCGTATATGCTTAATAATGTTTTCGTCTATTTCAACAGGAGGTACTTTTACTCTTGATATTGTGTTTCTCCAAGGAACCGAATCAATAATAAACGATGCTTGTTCAAATACTAAAGAGTTATTTTGTAAACTTAAAAGGCCCTCAAATAACTGTTCATCTAGCAACGCTCGTTCTACCTTCCCAGTAATTAGATTCCTAACATAAACACACCATATATCTACATGATGACTCCTCATCTTTTCCGTACCCAAAGCAAAAATAACTGCATATTCACCTACAACAGCAATAAGTTGTTCGTGGGGGTTTAATTTAATTTTAGATGTATCATACACAAAATTAGGTAAGGGACCCCAATCAATAATGTCTTCCCACAAAAGTTCTTTAGTTGTCATTTTCAACTCTTTTATCATTAAAATGCAATAGTAACATTGCATAGTGTATTATTTTTAATATATCTTTTCTGGGGGTTCCTTTTTTATCATATCTTGAAGCATACTTTAAAATGTTACTTCTACAAAAAGCAGGGGCATCTCCACAAGCATCTATAAAGTCTAGTGTTTGTACTTCACCCTCACTGTAATGTTCGTCGTATGTATTGTTTACATACTCTGCTATTTCTTTAATTATTTGTTCTTCGTTATACTTGCCCATTGTCTTTATATACTATCATTTTTCATACTTGTTTTCAACCCCAGCTTACCCCATCGCTATCTGTCACCGGAGCATCGTCCCAATCAACAAAATCTTCAAGAGTTAGAATTTTCAACTCTTTCTTATTCGCCCACGATGGTGTACACAATTCCATATCTACTTTTAAGGGTATATCTAAAGTATTTATTTCTAGTAAATCTCGTATTGTGTAGGGTACGGTCTCTAATTCAGAGTCATGTATCTCACATATAATTTCGTCATGTACCTGCAGTAATATATTGCTTTTCTTATCTGCCAAAAAATCATCTACAACTAACATTCTTTCACTTAAAAGGTCAGCACTAGTGCCTTGTACGAGATAATTCACACCTTTATAAGCAAACTGTGGATTTATTTGATAGACTCTGCCATATTTATTCCTAATAGTTCCCACTCTTTCAACCTTGGCAACTACTTTGTCAAAGAAATCTTTAGAGCCTTTCATACCTTCAAAGTATTGTCTCTTGAATTTTCCTGCTTCTCTTGGTGAAGTGTTTAGCTGTTGAGCCAGCTTCTTGTTTCCAATCCCGTAAATAGTACCAAAGGTTATAGCTTTAGCCATCTGTCTGTAAAACTTAAATTGGTCGGAAGATTCATCAACATTAAATGCCAGTTTGGCTGACTCACTATGAAAGTCTACATCTTCTTTTTTAAGTATTTCGTCAATAGTTTCATTTCTAAAATAAGACATAAATACACGAACTTCCATCTGACTGTAGTCAAACCCAACTAATGAATATCCTTTACGTGGCACAAACAATCTACGGATAGCTATTTGGTGCCTATCTGATTCATCATAGGACTCGTCTCCAATAAAAGACCAAGTTCCTAGTACATCATCAGATAATTCTGTATCCATTGTAATTCCCTTTTGCCCCACCATAGCAGAAATTTTATCTCTTATTTCTATTTTATCTTGGTCGTTTAAATCTTTCTCCACTAGCTTAAAGTGATTCCTAGGTATATTTTGAAGGTTAGGGTCTCTGCTTGAAAGCCTACCTGTAGCTGTACCCCAATTGCAAAAAGAAGTATGCATGGTATCTATCTCTAAGTAAGGCAATATATATGTAGACTTTAGTTTCTCTAAAGTTCTGTACTGCCTTATCAAGCCCGCCATTCTATGATTTATGTTAATTAAAGCTGCTTCATTCCAAGAATCTTGACCTTTAAGTGTCTTTACAGGTGACTCAATGCCCATTTTATTGAAAACTTCCCCTATTTGTTTAGGGCTAGATATATTAAATTCTTCTTCTTCGTGTTTTTTAGAAGACATGGGAAGCTCGTGGTTCCACTTTTTACGGCCGGATATATTTAGAATCTCGGTTTCAACTTTGGTCAGTCTTGAAGAAATTTGCTTTTCAACATCAAGTGCGTATCTTTTATCAACTGATATTCCACGACTCTCCATCGCATATAATACTTTTGTTAGATTACACTCCATTTCAAATATATCAATTTGTTTACTATCGTGTATCTTTTTTAAGTAGTCGTTATATAATTTAGTGGTAAGCCTTACATCTTCTTGACAGTATTCACCTAATATATCGGCTGGTGCCTTAGAAAAGTCTCTAAACCACCCTTTGTTAGATTTCAAAACCTTTTTAGTATCATCATCATACTGAATAGCCTCTTGCCCGTAATTTCTTTTACCTGTAGCAGAAAGACCTAATTCTTTTATATCAGAGTGTTCAACTAAACGTACCATAACTATCACGTCTATTAGTTTTTTATCAACGACTGATAAGCCCTCTTTCTCTAAAAAATGTAAATCAAACTTTAAGTTATAACCTATATAAGATTTAACTAATTGGTTTAAAAGGGTTATTAGGCTTTGTAAAGATTCTGAGGATAGATTACCACCTTCGTGGTGTCTAAAGGGGTAGTACTGAGTTAGACCTTCGTTATTAGGTTCACCCACACCAATGCCACATATCTGATTGGTGCCGAAAGAGTCTAATCCATTTGTTTCAACATCTACAACCAAAGTCGGTGCTACCTCTAATACCGACTTCAGCTGTGTAATATTATGTTCGAAAGTTTCTTCGGTTACTGCCGCTTCTTTAGAATAATGCTTCTTCTGTATCATTAGAAGAGGCTGCATTTTTAGCTATATCCATGGCTGCGTCAGCAGAATTACCATATCTTTCATAGAAATAATCCTTTAGTAAAGGTAGCTCGGAAATTTCTTTTTGTTTGTCTTCAGGGATTTCATCATTTTTAGGTGTAGCTGTGATTGCATAAGAAGTCTCATACATTCCTGCACCAGTTCTTTTCATTCTAATAACACCTTTGTTCAATGCACCCCAATCATTATAAACATCAACTAATTGATTCCAAATATAGTCACTTCGTCCAAAAGACAAAGAAATTATACGGAAGTCATTAATATCTTCTTTATACATTTTCTTTCCTGATGGGCCTTCTATTTCTACCCAGTCATCATTTCGTTTTTCTAAATGGATTATATTGTGAATATATGCCCATATAGCAAACTTGTGAGAGGGTCTAACATCTTCGGGTACGATTGATGTATCAACTCTATCATCTTTTAGTAAATTTACTAATCTTGTACCGGCTCTAAAAACATACAAATATAGTTCATCTAAATATTTGTCATCATCAGACCCAGTAGCTACAGAAGATAGGAATACTTGGTCCCCATCTCTAAACCAAATCTCTTTACCCGGAGTAAAAGTAACATCCGGTCTTCGAGACTCTTCTCTGCCTTGTTGTATTCGTGTAATTCCGCTCATTTATTATTCTCCTTATAATAGGACTTTGCTATTCATAACCTTGTGTAATATGTCAACGTTATCTATTTCCTGCACGTCCTTGTATTTTTTTGGAATGTTTAAATATGATATCAAAAACCTATCATCAATGTCAAGGGTAGCCTTTGATATTCCTTTTCGTCCTGCATCATCATTATCTAATGCAAGAACTACTTCGTGTGGTTGTAGCTTACCTAATAACTCTATCTGTGTTCGAGAGATACTTGCTCCTAAAATTGCTACACTTGGGTAACCATGTTGACTTAACCACATACAGTCTAAGGCACCTTCTACTAAGTATAAAGTATCTATGTTTTTTATTTTGTCCATACCAAACAAAGTTTTGGACTTAGCAAATCCTTTGGAAAACAAATACTTAGGAATAGCTTGAGTTCGGCGGGTTATCCAACCTATAGTTTCTAGCTCTAAATCTTTTGCTGGAATCATAAAGTCTAAAAAATTGTTAGTTTTGCAATCCCAATCTAAAATAGTTTGTTTAGTAAACCCTCTTTTATATATCCAATGGTTGTCTGGAATATCTGAAATAATTTCGGGTTTTTGATAAGGGAGTTCTTTGGAAACTTCTTTTTCCTCATCCCCAAAGAAAAGCGGGTTGATTTCGAGGACACTAGAATCTAATTGACCACCAATGTCTGCATCTATGTCAGCCCAAGATTTACCTGTAAATTTGTGAATAAAACTTTTTAGTCCACCCTGTCCACATCCTGCAAAGCAAATCCAAGCTCCCTTATCTAAATTGATTGCACATGACTCTTTTCTATCTTCATGAAAAGGGCAATGTATTACAATCTGTTCTTCATTTGGAATGTCCACCCCATATTTAGTTAATATAGAGTACCAATCTACCATTATCTATCCTTTTTATTTTTTCTTAGAAATAGAACAACTTCATTTCTATAACCATTTTCGTCTGTAGCAATTCCCTTTCGGATATCATCTACGGTTATATCAATAATAGGTCTTCCATTTCCTTTGCTTCTAGTAGACTTTACAACGACACCACTGTCATCTTCACTACCATTGAGCCAATCAAAGATTCCCATAATAAACCTCCTGTTTAAAAATCTCCTCCCCCGTCGTATTCGGGTAATTCTCTTATGTCACCATTATTGACTGACCACTCCATATAGGTTGTGTCTCTTGGCAATTCACCGTCCCGATATTTTTGGAACTGCACTAGTCTTTTGGTGTCAGCCGCTTTTTGCATAAGCGATGAAGCATCAACTGAATCATTCGCCACAGCACACATAGCTATTGCTACATCAGCAGCTCTTATCAAAGCATCTCCAAAGGCTACTTGGTCCGCTCTAGGGGGAGTAAACATATTAGATGCATCCCTCGTAGCTTGCGTAGATACCATGATTGGGGTATTTGTTGCAGTTGCTAGGTTCTTCAATCCATAAAATAATGCATGCGATTGTTCCCAAGCAGCTTTTTTTGAATCACTAGTAGCTACCAAATAAACCCCATCAATAACTACAAATTCAGGATTATGTTTTCTTACTAATCCTGCAATTGATTCCAAACTTATCCCCATTTGACCTGAAATGTGGTCACATACTAAAAGGGATTCTGTATCCGACTCTTTCAAAAACTTTTCGTATTGTTCTTCATCTATAGGTTCACCATGTCTCAAGGCTCTATGGGAAAAGTCATAACCCATAATTTTAGATAAAACAACATCAACTCTCATGTTAATTGCTGTTTGAGGCATTTCAGTTGAAATCAACAGTGTACGAAATCCTTTACTCACCGCAGTTGCGGCGGAATGTACGCACATCCATGTTTTACCTATTGTAGGTCTTGCAAACATAGCAACTAACTCACCGGGCATCCAACCAACCCCAGTAGAGTTTATGGTTTTAAAACTCGTAGGTACACCCATAAGTCCATCACCCATCTGCCTTCGTTCGGTTCTTTCTCTCCACTCAGATAATCGAGTAGTATCACCTTTGTCATATGCTTGAACATCTTCATCATATATAACTTCAATATCTGTCAAACCCACCATCAAATTTGTTATGGCCTTTTTAGGGTTCTCATTAATTAAGTTGACTTGCTGATTTACAGCTTGACGTACTTTTCTTTGTAATAAATGATTCTTAAATTCTTCTAAAGCATAGTCAAAGTTTACTGAATTAGCCGTCTTGTCCAATGTTGGAAAGTTCTCGGCTAAAGATTCCGTAGACGGAAATTCTCCATACTTATCAAAATGTTGTAATACAAACGTATATGCATCACCATGGATAGCAAAGTCTTTTGCAGTATGTTTGAACGACCGTAAATTTAATTTTGTGTCAAGATTGAAAATTAGAGCAGACTCTATATATTCAAAACTAGCCATCTGTATCTCCCGTAGTACTATATAAAACTCTATTATTATTAGAATATATATAGTATATTACATCAGACGTATTAAGGTTGTCAATTTCCTCTTTAGCTTTTTTAAAGTCTGCAAAGTAACCAACGGTCCAAAAATCTTTTAGGTCCTCAGAAGAAGCAATTACTCTATACTTTTGTTCCTCCACTACCTCTCTTTTTTTGTTTTGTTGCTTTCTTATTAGTCCTCTTTCTCTCCTTATCATCCGCCTTGGCATTTGCCCACTCCTTTAATTCTTTGAGTATTAGTTTTTTTTGTGTTCTTTGTGTAGCTGATGGAAACCATACCGCATCTAAAACTAAATAATGTCTCCATAGTTTCTTTACTTTAGGGGTTCCCCACCTAGTTACAGCATAATAAATAACAGGATTATACGAAGTAAGATAATATTTAATCCCAGCCGCAAAGTAAGGTATTGTTACTGTACTATCGTTGTTAATAATACAATTTAAAACTGAACAAGCTACTTGAGCAGACCCGTATTCGTCCAGTATATTACGTAAGGAATGCATTTCATTCCCAATCCACCCAGAACCTTGATATTCTAAGTTGTGTTTTTCTTTATATAAGGAACTAAAAAGTTCATAAATATCTTTTGCGTTAAGCTCATCAAATTTCATCGGTCTCAGCTAGTAAATCTGTAAATTTTTCTCTTATTGAGTGTCTTACTTTATAAGATGACTCTCCAAGCTTTTTGGTTATTTCGTCCATGGTCAAACCTTGCAACTTATAGAATACAAATTCTTTTTCGTTAGGGTGTAACTTTGGATTACCGTTTTCGTCGTTAGTATGTATCAGTAAATCAGTGTCCACTTCTTCGTACTCCTTTGCTTCTTTAGACATAATTTTTGCTATTTCAGATGTATAGAATCCTGTATCAGTTGTATCGTATGGATTGTTGTCAATACTAACAAAATTAGGATGTCGTTGAGCTTTAGTAATTAGGGTTCTGATAGTGTTTATCAGTGAAGTGTGTAAGTAAGTATGAAAAATAGCACCTTTACTTTCATCATACTTTTTTGCGGCTTTCATAAGAGCAATACGAAGTTCTTGAGCAACATCTTCTCTATCCATGCCTGCAATATAGGTATTCCCAACCATTTTCATGATTTTAGGTTCCCACTGTAATATTAAATCATTATTAATCTGCATAATTTTTAATGTTTTTATTTTTATCCCTACTGGGATTTATTACAATGTACTATTATTATATCATATTTTTAGAAAAATACTACGAATTTCGTTTAATTTTATAGTTAATTAAACCGATTGCGTCTATGTTGATGAAAACATTGATGTGAACAGTAGTTTTTTTTGTAACCTCTTTTGTACTTATGAATTATATCAGCTCTTTTTCTATAAAAAGGTACTCGACAATAAGTACATGTAAGTTTTATGTTGTAATATTGGAAGTAACAACTGCCTTTATGAACTAAGGTTGTACTTATTTCTTTACAGTGCAGGCAGTATTTAACATCTTTTTGCCTTTTCGCCCGAACAGTAGGAATGTCATTATCAAGTAAGACTTTAGAAACATATTGACGGGAGACATCAAAGGCATCTCCTATTTGTTGTAAAGTGTCGTGTGGATTATCGTATCTATATTGTATGATTTTAGAAATCATCTGTCGTTTTAAGAGACAGTTCGTAATTTTTTACAATAGTGCTTAGTTCATTTTTCCAGTGTGTAGCTAAATAGTTTGCATCTACAGTAGTTTCTGCCGGGTTTAATTCCCAGCCACCTTTTATATGCCCTGAAGCTGCCTCAATCCTATCCCATTGAGCCTCTGAAAAAGTCATTGATACTGTTACATCGCCTTCTGCCATTAGTTATTCTCCTTTAGTTTTTCTATTTCTTCTTTTAGTTTTTTTATTTCCATTAGTAATAATAAGGATAGTCTATCATAAGCTAAACTTTCCACTAAACCATCTTGATTATAATGTACTATTTCAGGATAAATTTTTTCTACATCTTCTGCTACTAATCCAAAACCTTTTTTACCTTCTGTGTCGGTGTTTTCATTATATTCAAAATCAATCGGTTTTAAGTCATACACCTTACTTGAGTCTAATGCTGTTTCAACAATATTTCTTTTGTATCTTTTAGATGATGAGTCAGTTCCTAATTGCCCATTAGAAGTGTTTATAACAGCATTTGTACCTGAAATTGATGCGTGTGATACGTTTATTCCACTTGAGTGTACTACTAGTTCTAGAGAGTTATTCAACGAAAACCCAATTGTATTACTAGTCGTTCTATACATTCCGGTGTCTGGGTCTGATGCAAAAGAGAATCCGGGTAGAACAGCACCACCATCATCAGCATAATATCGAGCAGCGTTTGGCACAGTAGTTGGAGAAGAACTTTGTGCAAATCCTCCTTTAATTCCTACTAAACGCCATACAGCATATGGAAGGTCATAGTTTATTTCAGCAATTATTTTAAGGTCTGCATCATTTTGTTCTTGTACTAATGCCGCATAATCGCCATCATCTATAACCCTGAAAATACTCTCGCCTAAAACATAATAAACATAATAAACTCTACCATCTGAATTTAGTGCAGATAGGGAACTTGAATCACCCGCATCAATAGCATATACATCAGCCCCCACATATAAATTACCTGAACTCCAATTTACTTGACTAGCAGATGAAGAGGAAAAAGTACAAGTTGTTAAAACATTAGCATCAGCTGATAGTTCTGGTGCGGATGGTAAGTTATCATCTGTGGCTGCTGAAGTACCCGCTGCAACAATAGAACTTTTTGAAGCATTGTTAGGAACTAAAGCAGTTGTAGACTCAACAATGTTATATTTTGTAGAAGACCTACCACTACCTTCTTCATATACGTATCCAGTCACTGTAACAGTGGTGTCTACATTTGATATGTCGTTTCTTACTCTCATTGTATCTCCAGCTCTAACTGGAATATAGTATCTTAGTGTAGAACTAGTAGAAACACTTCCTGTAGCCCATGTAACTTTTACTTTACTAGACCCCACCCAAGTAGCATATCCGTAAGTTCCAGTAGGTTGATTGTTAGAGTCTAATTCATTTATACACATACCAGTACGGAATCCATACTTAGTTAAATCTACATTACTGTCATATATAGCTGCTCCACTTGTATGTTCAGCAGCTGATGTAGAATTTTGAGCCCTAGTAGCAGTAATTAATATTTTACTGTTAACTGCAGTAATAGCAAACTCTTCACTATCTATTTTTATACGTTGACCTACATACATACCAGTAGAGTCAGTTACATCAATACCCGTTTCACTGTCATCTAAACCTTCATTTAAAGTACCTGTTAAGAGAGTGTTACCCACAGTTATTTCAGCTGTTCCGGTACCTGACACAGCACTTGGAACATTATCAATATAAAAATGTGGAGGAAACACAGTTTCAATTTCCCCCCGAACCGGTGGGCTTTGATTTCTCATTAAATTTGCCATTATTTGTTCACGAATAGTGTCTGGGTCAGTTGTAGCAGAAATCTTTATTTTAGATGTTCTTCTAACACCTAGTTTTATTCTAGGCCTACCCCCAGCTTTTAAGTTAAAGGAATAATTTGAATTAACTCCATAAAAAACATTAAGAGCCGGTGCTGCTGAAGCTGTACCCCAAACAACAGTTGAATCTTGTAATGACTGGTCTAATTCAGAAACTAACATAAATGCTGTTTCAACTGCTGGGTCTGAATTTACGGTGTTTGTACCCGCAGTCAAATATTGTATTCTGCCAACTATAGTTCTTACAAGTGCATCATCACTGGCTGTACTTGCTGACGTGCCTCCTTGAGCTCTTTGCACAGTTATTTGTGTTCCACTATCTATAGAAGTAATAAGAATTTGTTCTGGAGTAGGACCCGCTCCTAAAAATATTATTTGTCCAACGTACATATCTGTAGTTGAGTCCACAGTCAAAGTAGTGTCTCCAGTTCCAACCCCACTGCCCATATTTATTTGAGTCATTACTGTCGCAAAAGGTTCGGCACTATCATTAAAGGACAATCCTGTTGATACCCCTCCTGCTATATTTTTACCCGGGTAAGCAAATCCATTGCTAGAAGTATTAACATTATAAACTTCAAGTACTTCAAAAGTTTCACTTCCTTGATGTGCTACTGCATCTCCCTTATCTGCCCGGGAAACCGCATTAAATTGAACAACTGCATCGGTATAAACATCATTTTTAGGACTTTCAAAGGTACTAGAAGACATTGGGTATTGTCGACCTGTGGTGACAAAACTACCATTAGTAATAGTATCAGGAGAAGGATAATGTAAATTTAAACCAAAAGCTGTTGGTCCTAATGTTTCACTAGTTGGTCTAGTTCCTTTTTTAAAGTAGTCAAAATAAGCTGTGGGTAATGTGTCTCCAGTTGAAGTAATATTAGGTGACATGTAAAAGTCATACCCAAAACTATTCTGGTCTGCTGTTAATGCATAATGAGGTTCAGAGTCAGATTGTTCTATAATGTGTTTTAGTATAGATTTTTCTCCTTGACTTGCTAATTTCAATATTCCGTTTTTTACATAGTTAGTTATTGACTCATCAAATCTATCATCTACTGCTTGTAATATAGCTTTGTCTGAATGAGTTGCCGCAGTTGTTCCTCGATACTCTCTTTCTACCGTTATAGTAGTTTTATTAGTAACTGCTGTTACTAGCAACTCCTCATTGTCTACTTTTAATATTTGGCCTACAAACATTCCGGTCGAATCAATAACTGTTAATTCGGTTTCGCTAGCATCAATAGCTTCGTTTACTTGAACTGAAGAACCCGGATGTCTTATGTTATCTGTGTAATTCTCTATAAAAGACTTAATTAATCCTCCACGACTTCCTATGGCACGATTCCACTGTTTCTTGCTAGTGTTTTTAGGGCTACCATTTGGTACAAAGGCAATTGTAGGAGTTGCTGATTCAAACATAGCAGCACTACTAGAGTGCGTATCAAACTCACCATTAACACCTCTTACAACATCTATAGAAGTACCACTATTAATTTCGGTAATAAGCATTTCTTCGTCATTACTAGCAAACGTTATACGCATACCCGGAAATAATTCAGTAGTATCGGTAACAGTAATTTCTGTTTCACTATTATCTAAAGCTTCATTTAAGGTAGCAACTAGGGCTCTGTCGTTTGCTATTTGTCTAAAAGATAATTTACCTGCTGAAACTTGGTCTCTAAGTTCAAACAAGTAATCTTCCGCTTTAATTCTAAGTAACATTCCTGAGTCTTGACTAAAATCATCTCTAACTCTAGTAGCGGCACCATAAAAATATATTTCTCCGGAATCTTTATCACGAATCTTAATAGGTGTAAAATCTCCAACAACGCCTGTATATGGTCCTTTTGCAGAACCACTATTAGCTTGGGGGTTGGTAGAATGATTAGAAATAACAAGATTAGCTATTCTAGGTGTATTCATGGAGTCAGAAATTACCATAGAGTATAGTCGAGTTACACCACTAACGGCAAAATCTTCCCAAGAATCCCCATCCCAATAAGATACTATGGATTTACTAACTGTTGTCATAAATAGCTCCTAAGATATACCGGTTCGCCACTCGGAAACAAATTGTATACTAAATTGCCATCTGTCCTCTAAAGCGGGAGCAACACTAAATTGAAATTGAGCTATCATTACTTTATATACACCACCACCGGTCGAAGCCGTAGTCCCAGAACCAGAATAATCAGGAGTAGTTGCATCTCCTACTTCTAGTTCTAAATCATCTCCAGTTGTCCAAGTTAATAATTTACTTTCTAAATGATTCTTATATGGTACGTAATAAGTCTGCCCCTGAATTGTTAGCTGTTCCATATTAAAATAAGCGTTTGCTGTGGTATTAGTGGTGTCTTGACCAATATTGTCCATAATTCCAGATATCGTAATAGTTGGTCTTGTTTGTCCAAGGTCAAGAATAATCGGAGAAGCCCCCGGCATTGGAATTTGAATTGGTTGTCTACCCGCTGAAATAGTCAACTGGTCTACTTTTAATGCATATCTGTTTGTAGCTCCGGAGTTTGTCCCATCTCTAAGTAATACTGCTAAATCTGACATTTTTCATCTCCTATTTATGAGTAGCTAAAATCCATATCTAACATTTCTTGTTCACGCTCTACGTGGTATACTAAAGCTTTTGTACTATTTTGATAAATAGCCTCAACCCCTCTTCGTAAACTGTCTGCATCTAATACTCTACGGTCATTCCCAAATGCGTCAGTAACAGTTTCTCTTGTTAACACTTCAGTTGAACCCGCTAATGGAAAACGGTCAGCATATCTCATTCGAGATGCCTCTGCCCCTGCTCGTAAATCCTTTTGTTCCTTTCGTAAGAATTTTTCAAGCTCAATAGGTGCTGGTAGTCCACTTCCAAAGATAAGTCCTCCTCCTCCAAGTATTCCAGCACTTGGCCATCTAGCTTGATTAAGTACGCCAATCAAGGAATTAACTAAAGTTACTAGCTGAATAGGAATCTCAAGTAGAAATGCTAATGAGTCTTTAAATACAGCTTCAAGTCCGGTTTCAAGCCAAAGTGCCACGTCTGCAATTTTTCTTCCCATTTTGTGAATTATATTATCCGTTCCAAATAGCCATTGCAGTCCAGAAGCGTTTTTTACATTTTCCCACATATCTTTACCTATCTTGCCCCAATCAAGGTTTTTAAGATAGTCCGATACATAGTCTGCAGCTATTGATGCAGAGTGTGCTAATAATAAATATGGCCCAATCACTGGTACAAAGGCTAATGCCGGCATAAATCCTTTTTCATTAGCTGCAAGTGCATATTTTGTAAGTACTGCTAAACTTTGAACAATAGGCATAAATATAGGAACTAAAGGTATTAATAAAATATCTATAAGAGCACCAATTATTTGAAATATAGAACCTACTACACCAGTAAAAATCTGAGATTGTTTTAGCATAGCAGATATACTAGCAGTTACACCAGTCATTTTAGATGCCATTTTAGCTCCATCTTTAAGACGTGTCATAACTCCTTTGGGACCATTTATTATCCCCTCTTTAAGTTTTTTTTCGTCTCCGGTGCCCTCGGTAGCACCTACTCTACTAGCCATATTTAAGCCTGCTTCTTTTCCGTAGGCCATAGCCCCAGAAGTTACAGCCCCACTAGCCATTCTAAGTAATCCTATTGCACCAAATACCATTTAAAATCTTTTTCCTCCTATATTTGTTGGCATACTTGCTTTACTAGAAGCCATTGACCTTGCATGTTCATCATTTTCTCTCTGAATAAATGCTGCTTTAGTCCCTAGTATCATATTTATATCATCGTTACTTAATCCTTGTATGGCTTCCCAACTAACTCCTATTTCTATTAACTGAACAGTAACAATCCAGTGTGAGTAGAGAACTGCTTCATACTCCGTGATATCTGCAGCCCCCCGTAGAAAAGCCATTATCCTTTTTTTATTTCGCCCACATCTCCGCCACCATCCATTGCTTGCGGTACCAAAGTTTCCAAAGCTTTTCCTAATCTCTCATCAATGGTTGTCAAAAATGATTCATTAGTAGCCCCCCAAGGAGCTTCCATAACCATTTGCTTTAAACATTCTCTGATGTATAAGTCACCATCAAAAGTGTTCCCAGTCTCTGAAACCTTTAAGCATTTAGAAACTATTTTGTTTCTTCTGCTCCACGATAAAGGTTTGACTTTAACTTCTATCTCGTCTCCTGTCTCCTCAATCACTAATTTTTTAACTTGCAATTCTCCTGTAATTTGATACTTTGAAATATCAAATGCTTTACTTTGCTTTGCCATATAGGCCTCCTTATTCTATTGTTTATGGATATACTGGTATACTATCCACTATTGTTATTCTTAAACTTCTAAACACCATATCCAAATCTACTTGAAATGGATTATCTGTTGTTACAGTATGTGGTGCTGAGTTTATAAAAATACCTTGTTTATTTAATTGGTTTGTGTTATCGGTACCTTCTGTAGGTGACCCCACTGTGCCATCTAGCTCTGGTGGTATGTCTATAGTTATAGAATCGTTAGTTCCTCTTTCAAATTTTAAACTAGCTGTGAAACCTCTTCTGTATACACTTCCCCCACCAGCACCATAATCACCTTCTAATAGTAATTGTCTAAATAATTCTAAAGCACTATCTTGGGCCGCATTGGTAACAGACGCTGCAGCTGTGTTATCAGCGTCTGGTAATACTACACTAGCTGACATAGAGTACTCTCTTGCACCCTCTCGGATTTCAAAAGGTCCTCTTGCTCTTGCACCCTGTTTACCAATATAATATCTTGGTTCTTCTCCGTTTGAAACAGATATTGAAAAACTTCTTATTCTAGCAAACTCTTGCCCAAAGAATTTAATTGTTCCTTGTGAAAAATAATATGGAGAAGTTGTTGGATATCCGGTACCGTCATTAACTGCTGCACCATTGTGACTAGGTTCTCCTACATCGTCTGAATCAATAGCTTGCATCAATCCATATCTTGGCATGTTAGCAGCTATACTAGCCCCATAATAGTCATCCCCCGAAGCATCACCAACGGTTTTTTGGTTTTGTTGGTTATGTACCATATTTAGAAAGTTTACACTATCCCAAGACATAGACAACATTCCACCCTCTTCAGCAGATATTGTAGATGAACCTATCATTCCTCCTATGTATCTTCTATCAAAGTTTTTTGTGGCTGTTTCTGTACTGTCTTTCATATGTACATGCCATGAAACCGTATCTAAATCAACAGCTTCTTCAATAGTGTGTGTATAAACGCTTGCAGTTGTACATTCTCGTACAGCTGTACTGGTTGCGTGGTCAAAACTTAATGGGTAATTCAATTTAACTCTACTACTTATAATATCTACTATTCTTCTTACTTCAGCAGTAGAATTTGAATCATCACTAGTATATCCAATAACAATATAGTCACCATCTACTAAATTTGTAACAGCATTTAGAAGAATATAAACGTCACCTTTTTTTACCGCCCCATTAAGAGTAAGTCCAGTACTACCACTTGTAGAACTAGCTATTGGAAAAGTACGAACGGTTCCTATTGGGAATCTTAAAGGCCACCCATTAAGTAGGACAATACCTGACACACCACCTGTTAATGTTTGTTGTCCCGGATAAAATACCGAAACATTTCTTTTAGATGTAGTACTAAGAAATCTTCTTCCCTCAATACTCATAGAAGGGTCAGGAGTTTCTATTGTTTCATATATACCCGGAATAAAAGTTATAAATTTATTATTGTCCCCATGTCTGGTAACATCACCTTCGTCACCTAAACCATCTACTTCATATACTGCTTCATCATCATCGTGAAAAAATGCAGTTGGTCTGTCTAGTGTAAAAGTATTGGTAGAGCTACCTCCAGCAGAAGCCATTGATTCAATACGTCTAACTTCGTGCTCCACAACAGTAGAGGCATAGGTAGTTTGAACAGTACCAATTCTTATGAAATCACCTACTACAAAAGTGTTACTAATACCATTTACAGTTATACTTCTACTACCCGCTGGCAATCCAGTTGTGGGGTGGTTTAAAAGCCCGTTGGCCGGTGAAGAAGAAACTGGATTCCCCTCCATCATTTCAGGGTCTGCTCCTTGTGCTGCTTCAGCAGCGAATGTTAATTGTGCTTGGTCGCTTCGATATACTCCCATAATGTTTTACTCCATTGTTTTAATATCGTATATTTATATTATACTTATTTTTACGAAGTTTCTAGTAAAACCCCGTTATTTTCTAATTGTATCTGAACAGTTCCTGTCCAAACATTTGCTTGTTCCCCAACTTCTTCATTAAAAGTTGTAAACATTTGTCGTTGAAAATTAGTTAGTGAGTGCCTTCTAGCGTGCATAATTCTACGCACTTCTTGCATCAAGTTATATAGTCTTTGTCTACTTGTTAAAGTAAATAATTCTAGTTCAATATTATAGAATCTATTACCGTATTTATGATTGCCTAAAGGAACTTCATCAAAAGCTGGGCTTCCAGTTCTTCCTATTATGTGGTCTCCTACATTTAAGTCAAAACGATATGGTTGACTTTCACCATTTACGGTGGTCAACGAAGGTTTTGTTACATTGGATGCTTCCCACTGACCATTTAAGTCAGACATAACAGCATCTATAGGTATTGGTTCATCAGCCATTAAAACACCTCAAATGCACGTAAACTGTCTAAGTTAGACTCTATTTCTGATTGCCAACCACTTATTTTTGAACTCATGTCATATCTATCCATACCACTAACAACAGAACCACCAAAATCAGCACTTCTTGCTATTTCAATAGCTGTTAGTTTTTTTGTCATGTCTGTTATTAATCCGCCTTGTTGAGCATCTGTATGAATATCTCTACCATGTAAATAAGTTACTTTCACAGGCATAGTAAATTCTCCGCCACCCCATCTCCACACTGGAGCATTGTAAGAAGTAAATCTTGCGGGTAGTAAAAAGTATCTTGAAAATTGTATCATGCCTGTATCAGGAACCATAAAGTAGTCTTTTGTTCTTCCTTGTCTTCTTGTATCCCACTCTGCCCCGTTCCAAACTTGTAAGGATAATATTTTGTATGGGTCGGGTCTGTCTAAATGAAACCCATTCAAATTAAAAGGATGGTATTCATTAGCAATATAATTAGGTCTCCATGATTTTCTTGATTGCATATCTATATAAGACTGTGCCTCATAAATATATTGTTCTACTGTAGATTTTGCTGGAACTGTAGAACTAGTAAAGTCTGTACCGCTAAGTACATTTTTAAGTTGCATTAACTCATAAACCTCTTTAGTTGTGCAATATGCTGCATGAGGTCTCATTTGTATTCTTTTTATTGTGGGAGATGTAGAAACACTACTAGGTGAAGATATTCTTACCCAATACAATGTGCTACTATTTATAGCTACAGTTGTCCAATCACTAAGTAAGTTAGATGGAAATATTTCTGCCCCATCTTTATCAAATGCATACTGACCACCCTCATTATCATCAGGGTCTAATTCATATCTAGCAGAAGCTGGAACAAACTCTGTCCATGCACCATTATAATATTCATACTGAAGTGTGCCTAAACTTCCGGCAGTATCAACATCAAATATAGCCATATCAAATTTTGATGCGTGTCCTAAGTAAAGGTGATGTGATGTAGAATCGAATATAGTAAATGACGTGCCTGCAGGACTTTGAGACTCTAAGGTAACATCAGTATAATCACTACTGCTTGCACCCGCACCGTCCCAATTCAAAACTTTATCAAATACTGCTCCAGCAGTGGTCGCCATTTATATCTCCTAGGAGTCTTTATCTCCTGTTTTACCTTTTATTGCTTCTTTAGCCATTTCTACAACTTCTTCTGGTACTCCGCCCTCATTTATTACTTCAGGGTTGTCGTCTTTTCCTCTAAGGTACATTAGTACACCTTGTAGGTTTTGTACTTGTCCGACTAGTTGTTCTCTGTGTGCATTTACTTTGTTTAGTTCATCGACTAAAGCTTCCATTTTTTCA